TAGAACAAAGCCTGTACAAAGTATCCACGATGAAAGTCTCCATCGTGGTGCCATTCATACTTACACCCCTTCTCTATACGCTGCACGGGGAATGGTGTAAAGTAAAAGTTTTTTTGAGAGAGTTCTCGGTCGTACACGTGACAGCTACAATCATAATTGAAGTTTGTCTTCAGATGTTCCATGTATACAGTGAAAGCCTTTTGGACTGCATCGGTGAAAATTCTGTCTATATCTGTCCACCCCTCGAGACCTGAAATCGTGAGTTCTGTGTTTTGTTTGTCTCTCTGGACGACCTCGCCATCCACTGGGTATGAAAAGTATCCATGCTTTTTCCGAGAATCATTTTCAAATCGTCGAATGATGGATGTACACACATCATTCGGCAAAAAGTTGGGAATTTCCAAAATATAGTCGTCCATTGACTATACATTGTATATGGTCTTTATGCACTTTCCATCCTCGCTAAGTCGTCTATATCTCTACTTTTGCGGGTCATACCCTTGAACGCCCCCAACCACCTGGTCACGGCTCGTCTTGATGCGAGTTGTGACGCGGTCTCATCACATATAATGATACTTAGACCATTACACACATCGGGTTTATTCACTTTATCGGGGAACTCCAAATTGAACGCCTCTATAGATATTGCTGGGATATCCGGGGCTTCATCAAGAAGTCTATCATACTCTTCGCGACACTTCTTCACAAAATCAACAACCCCTGTGCGGTCATTCTCATCAAGGGACAATTCCATATCTATATTTCTATAGTACTTGGAGTACTGGACACACATCGCAGAGTGTGATTCTGAGAGACTCAAACTTTGACTAAACTTACCTATAGATGTGAGGATACCACCCAAAACATTGAGGAACGCAAAGAAGTACTGCACAATCATAATTTTAGCGCGAGTTTCCGATGAAACACTATCATTCCCACTTGGATTGAGAACTGCGAAACCCCCAACACCTGTGATACTCGCGATGATTATACTCGGGTATGACAGGTAATCATTCTGTTTTTTGAAGTGGAGGCGTGCGTGATTATGAAGCCAGCGATATCCCGCGGCTCTCTCGGCCCACGATTTGAGGAGCTTCTCCTGCTTCTCACACCACGAGTGGGGCTCCATTATTTTACGCATAGATTTTTAGTTCAGATTTGAGTTTGGTAACCCACCACTTTTTCTTTTTAGGATCCCATTTTGCTCCGTGCATCTTTGCATTTTCCTTTTCTGCAAAAGGGACATTTAAATAAATTCTATTATATGGACACTCAGATACCCCAATTGCCATATTAGCCAAACGATCCGCGTGATTATTTCCAATTGAATGGATATCCTGGTTTGATGTATGTGCTTTTATATGCATAAAATTCACATTTGAGTGAGCACTATACAGTTCATATATTTCTCTAACTAACTCTTTGTTTGGGATATCTTTGTCCCAATTACAGTTGGCGTTTTTTAAACCATATTCACCTGCACATCTAATCGCATAGACTGAATCGGATACAATTGTAACGTCTTTACCCATTTCAATATCATTTTTCAATATCTCATATGTTCTAATAATCGCACTTAATTCGGCTGTATTATTAGACTGTTTACCATCTATTTTTGCGGATACATTACGTTGATCGTCTTCGCCAAAATAGATGCCAATACCAGCAGCTGCGTTTTTATGACCGTTGTTCGTGCATGCACCATCTGTGTACACGTAAATCATTCTTATTTATTATTGGGGGTTATGTTTAATTTATGCATCTTCATAATTAGTGAGTCCTTCTTTTAACTTGTTGTACACAAGTTCGTAAATATTCTCAGTTGGAGCGGCATCCAATACCAAAGAGACGCTCCTGCGTCCAATCGAACCATTACGAGCATCCTTCGCCGCCTTTGAGATCCACGACGTGAAACCAGCTTCGACAAGGAACTTTGGTTCCTCTAAGACTTCCTGGTGTCCACCCTCCTCAGTGTACACGTGTCTGCGCTCCTGTCTGCGCTGAATGCGAACTTCATTTTCATTGAGAGAGATGTAATACGAGTCTACACTAAGACCAACACCTAATTCGATTGTTTCTGTCACAGTGAGACCCATTTTTATATTATGACGCGACATTTTATTTATTTCTTGAAATCGCGATACCAAGTTATTAGATTTTATTGCTTTTCAAAAGGTTTTCGTGTGCTGGTAATAGCTGGAGATTTGTATAGTGAAAGCATTTTCTTTGTTGTTCTTCGTCTAACATATCGAATGACGAACACGGGATGATGTGATCTATGTGAGCATCAGAGTAATCTTTTCCTGGAACCTTGGTGCTTTCCAAATATTTTTTCAAGAAGTCGCCATCACACCCAAGAAGTGATTTCGTTTTGTCGGACTTGGCACCTCTCCCATTAAATGCGTGCCACATTCTCTTACGACACAACTCCAAGTAGTAAGAGGCACTCTTTTCCTCCCTAGCCTTTTTGCGCCTTTCTGGGCGACATGTAGCATTTGAGTCGGAACACTCTTTGAGTCTTTTATTACGATAAGACGCATCATTCTCATATCTTTCTCTTCGTTTCTGGTTTATTTCAGTGGCGTTATCGTTCCAATGATTCCTTACACGCTGCTTAATGAGTTCACAATGTTCTTCATAATATACCTTTGCCTTTTCACTTAATTTTTCTTTATTATTTTGTCCGTATCTTTTGAGATAATTAGTTTTACACACCCTACATTGATTCAAATGACCATCCTTCATCTGCGCGTGTTTAGGAAACTCAACGAGATTCTTTTCTTCGTGACAATCTTTACACACTTTTGTTGTCATCTATATCACTCTCCTGGGAATTAATTTCTAATTGTAAAACGCGAAGCAGATATTAAGATATTTGAAGTATCTTAATATTTGAGTTTTTATAAATAACGCGATTCGATAATTAACATGTAGCCATAGCTTTCTTAGTTGGAGAAAGCACGGTTAATCCCAAAGGTTTCCCAGTGGGCCAGATCGTACCTTAAGCAGTATCAGAGTGACTAACTCCTCATTTACCACCGACACCTTAGCGATCGTTGAAACGGAATCATATTCTTGTCGTAGCGAACTTAGATTCTCGCCTGCGGATTATCCAATCTCAAACCTTTTTACCATCGGGTTCGGTCATTAACCGAGATCCCCCCAAAAGTTTCCAAATGGGGGTGGTAGTTTGAGCTCTAAGGAACTTCCCGCAACCAGGTTGTCTCGCCTGCACATACAGACTAGCAGGACAAACGCTTTTAACGCCTGCTTTTTGGGCCTGATCTTAACTCCATTATGAGCTAAAGCTAAGCCCGCCCATACCGCTTTGGATGCGGAGGACGTTGTAGTTGGTCGCGAACATGTGCATGGTGGTCGCATCGTTGGCCGCACCCATAGTGACCGCGACTTGCGCGTTGTCGATACGGGAGAAGTTGCACGTACCAGTTGGTTGGTGCTCTTCTGGCTTGAGGGCGAACGAGTACGAGTACACACCTGGGTATGGGCAGCCAGTGTGGTGGTTGTAGGCTTGCACTTGGTTGAAGTACTTACCCGCTTGCTCCTTGAATCGGTCTTGACCGTTGAGGACCAACTTGAAGGTGGACAATGGACCAACGGCTTCTTCGGTGAAGGTAGACGCGGAACCCGCCGCACCAACCGCGAGGAGTGGGGCACCCGAACCTTGGGTGATTGGGACGTAGCAGTTGGATTCGGAGATCGCACGAGCGTTGGACTCGAGGACGATACCCGCATCAGTGCTCGCGGTCGTGAAGTTCCACAAGGAAGACTTCGCCGCGGTGTTGGAGAAGCACCACACAAGCTCCTTCACTGGGTGGTTGTAAGACAAACGGACTTGCTTGGTGGCAGAGGCAGTCACGGTGTCAGAGCCAGTGTGTTGCACTTGCTCGATGAGGTATTCGTGACCCTTTTGCGCGAAGCGACGACGCTCTTCGGTGTCCAAGTACACGTAGTTGGCCCAGACCTTGAAAACATTCTTGTTAACATAGGTCTCCATGTCGGAGGCCAAGTCAATGTCGATGCGGACTTCGTGGTATTGGAGGGCAATCAAAGGCAAGTACAAACCTGGGTTACGGTTGAAGAAGAAGACCAATGGCAAGTACACGGTCTTACCGGTAGCCGCAGTGGTCATCTTGGCGTAGGACGCCTTCTTGGCTTCATCGTGGTACAAGTTATCGTACAATCTCCACCACTTTTGGTAGTGCTTGTCGATGCGTTG